TACCCCCGTGTCTTGTCGCCCCCTCCACGCGCCATGTAGTTTATGTTGCACATCTAAATTAAAAATTTTGTCAAGAGGGGTCACCCCTAAATATTTTCACATATTTCTACACCCCACCTACCCATATATGTAAAAATACATAAAAAAATAAAAAAAAGTTACTTAGGGGCTTCCCTACTAGTTATAACTAGTATATATATATTTTTATACTAGTATAAACTACTTGTTATAACTAGTAGAACTGTTATAACTAGTAGTACTGTTATAACTAGTTGGAAAGTTAATTTGCCAAATAATATTATAAAACTAGAAAACTACAGAAAAGATAAAATTAGAGAAGATTGTTATGATCCATCTCCTGATTTGATAGACCCTGTGATTATTGGATGGACAGAGGCAGAGGATGGAGAGCGTGAACTGCACATAGTATCTGCCGTTGATTCTCCGGAATGTTTATGGATGATTGACTTGGCACAAAAAATAGTTGAGGGTAGGCCACCTGAGATTATTAGGAATGACAATGAATGATTTGGCATCTATATTAAAAACAGCGTCTAAGAAGTTAGACACTTTCCCTGCAGACAAGCAAAGAGAGATACTGGACCTTGTTGAAGAACTAACTGAAATGCAAAACAAAGAGAAGGCAAGGAAAGAGTTTCTTCCTTTTGTTCGTGCTATGTGGCCCAGTTTTATACACGGCAGACACCATGAGATAATGGCAGAGGCATTTGAGAGAGTGGCCCGGGGTGAATTAAAAAGACTGATTATCAACATGCCACCCCGTCATACCAAGTCAGAGTTTGCCAGTTATTTATTTCCTGCATGGTTCTTAGGAATGTATCCAGAGAAGAAAGTTATCCAGACAGCACACACTGCAGAACTTTCAGTTGGTTTTGGTCGTAAAGTTCGTAACCTAATACAGAACGAAGACTTCCAGAATGTATTTCCCGGCATCGAATTGTCTACAGACAGTAAGGCGGCAGGAAGATGGAACACAAATAAGCGTGGTGATTACTTCGCGATAGGTGTTGGAGGCGCGGTGACAGGTAAAGGTGCCGATATTCTTATCATTGATGATCCACATTCAGAGCAAGAAGCTACAATGGGTGAATATAACCCTGAAGTTTACAACAAAGTTTACGAATGGTACACCTCAGGACCTCGACAGAGACTACAACCGGGTGGTGCGATCATACTTGTGATGACCAGATGGTCTAAAAGGGACCTGACAGGGCAAATTGTTAATAAATCTGTTGAAAGAGAAGGCTCAAATGAGTGGGAAGTCATACAATTACCCGCAATTATGCCATCAGGCAAGCCATTATGGCCCGAATTTTGGAGCGGTACCGAATTAGATGCCTTAAAAGCTGAATTACCAGTAGCAAAATGGAACGCACAGTACCAACAGGACCCCACATCGGAAGAAGGAGCGTTAATTAAGCGTGAATGGTGGCAGGAATGGGAAGGAAAAGACTTACCACCCTGTGATTCCATCATACAATCGTGGGATACAGCGTTTTTAAAGACACAAAGAGCAGATTACAGTGCTTGTACTACTTGGGGCATCTTTCATCACCCTGATGATGACGGAAATGAGATACCTAACCTAATTTTAATAGATTCTTACAAAGAAAAGCTAGAATTTCCTGAATTAAAGCGTGCAGCCTACGATAAATACTGGGAATTTGAGCCAGATCAAATGATTGTTGAGGCCAAAGCTGCAGGCTCACCCTTGATTTTTGAGCTTAGAGCTATGGGAATTCCAGTTACGGAGTTTACACCGAGCCGTGGACAGGATAAGATAGCTAGAGTGAATGGTGTTACAGATCTGTTCGCAAGTGGTGTAGTTTGGTACCCACCAACAAGATGGGCGGAAGAAGTTATAGAAGAATGTGCCGCGTTTCCAGCTGGTGACCATGATGACTTGGTTGACTCAACTACACAAGCGCTGTTAAGATTCAGGCAAGGTGGTTGGATTAGAACCACTATGGATGATTGGGATGATGAACCTAAATACAGAAGACCAGTTGAATATTATTAGAGGAAATTAAAATGGCTATTGAAAAACCTATGGTTCCATTCACTGAGGATGATGATGTTATTGATGAGGATATAACTGTTGAGTTAAAAAATCCTGAATCAGTATCAGCAGAGAATCCAGACTCAGTTTCTATTGAAACAGAAGATGGTGGAATGATTATTGATTTTACTGGTGATCAGGTAGGCGAGATAATGGATGATGAATTTGACAGAAATCTTGCCGAAGAGATAGATGAAGGCGATTTGCAAGCTATGTCCAGTGAATTGTTAAACAGTTTCCAATCAGACAGACAATCAAGAAGTGAGTGGGCTAAGAGTTATGTTAAGGGATTGGATCTTCTTGGAATGAAGATAGAAGAGAGACAACAGCCATGGGCGGGTTCCTCTGGTGTGTTTCATCCAATACTTACAGAATCAATAGTTAGATTCCAAGCGCAAGCTATGGGAGAAATATATCCTGCATCAGGCCCAGTAAGAACAAAGATAGTTGGCAAGATGTCTGTGGAGAAAACAGAACAGGCTCTCAGAGTAGAGAACGAAATGAATTATCTTCTTACAGAAGAGATGACAGAGTATCGTGATGAAACAGAACAGATGTTATTTAAGTTACCGTTAGCAGGATCAGCTTTTAAGAAAGTTTATTATGATCCAATTATGGAAAGACCATGTGCTATGTTTGTGCCTGCAGAGGATTTTGTTGTTTCCTATGGTGCGTCTGATCTTATGACATGTGAGAGATACACGCATGTAATGAAGAAAACATCAAATGATATTGTAAAACTACAGAACAATGGGTTTTATCGTGACATACAATTACCAGAGCCAGAGCCTGATATGTCAGATATACAGGAAAAATACGATGAATTAGATGGCGAAACCGCCACTGTTGAAGATGATGACAGACATACACTCCTCGAAATGCATGTAGATATGGAGATGCCAGAACCATTTAACGAAGAAGACGGTGTAGCAAGGCCATATGTAATTACCATAGATAAATCATCAAAAGAGATTTTATCAATTAGAAGGAATTACTACGAAGATGACACAAAGAAAAAAAAGAGACAGTACTTTGTCCACTACAGGTATCTCCCCGGGTTGGGCTTTTACGGTACAGGACTTATACACCTCATCGGGGGACTTGCAAAAAGTGCAACCTCAATCCTCAGACAACTTATCGATGCCGGTACGTTGTCGAATTTGCCTGCTGGTCTTAAGGCTAGGGGTCTTCGTATCAAAGGTGATGATTCGCCTCTCATGCCGGGTGAGTTCCGTGACGTTGATGTCCCGGGTGGTGCCATCCGTGACGCTATTACTTTCATTCCTTACAAAGAACCGTCATCGGTATTGTACCAATTACTTGGAAACATCGTTGACGAAGGAAGAAGAATAGGGTCGGTAGCCGATATACAGGTTGGGGACATTAACGCCCAAGCACCCGTAGGAACAACTCTTGCCTTGATGGAAAGATCTATGAAGGTTATGTCTGGTGTACAGGCCAGACTACATGCAGCTTTAAAAAACGAGTTAAGGTTACTTGCTGCAGTTATTAGAGATTACATGGATGATACATATGCGTATGAAATGGAAGGTGAGTTCTCAAGAACAAAAGACTTTGATGAGAGAATTGACGTAATACCAGTATCTGATCCCAATGCAGCAACAATGTCACAAAGAGTTATGCAGTATCAAGCAGCATTGCAATTAGCACAGCAGGCTCCTCAGCTTTATGATATGGGCAAATTACATAGACAAATGCTTGAGGTGTTAGGTATTCAGGATGCCAGTTCAATTATTAAACTGCCAGAAGATATCAAACCAGCAGATCCAGTTACAGAAAACATGGCTATGTTAAAACAAGAGCCGGTAAAGGCTTTTAAATACCAAGACCACGAAGCTCATATTAGGGTACATATGGCAGCAGCCAATGATCCAAAGATAAAAGAGATTGTTGGTCAGTCACCTTTTGCAGGAGCAATACAGGCAGCTTTATCAGCGCACATAACAGAACATGTGGCTTTCCAGTATAGAAAAGAGATAGAGAAAAATCTTGGGGTTGCTATGCCTAATGAAGAAAAGCCGTTACCAGAAGATACAGAAGAGGAGCTATCAAGAGTTACTGCAGAAGCAGCAGAGAAATTATTAAAGGCAAATAACGCTGAAGCACAACAACAAGAAGCACAAAAAGCGCAACAAGATCCGTTGACTCAAATACAGCAAAGAGAGCTTGCTATTAAAGAAGCAGAATTAGAACATAAAAAACAAATGGATCTAGCTAAGTTAGAGCTTGATGCTCAGAAAGCGATGATGAATGATAAAAATCAAACCGAAAGACTGGAGTCTGAAAACAAGAGAGAGGGTGCGAGACTTGGCGTTGCCATTACAAAAAATTCTGCAGACTCTAAAATTCAATCTGAAAAGATTAAAAATGATGCTGTGGCAGAAGGCACGAAAATAGCAATAGACCTAGCAAAAGAATTAGCAAATGAGTAAAAATGAAACGATATATACATATATTATTAAAAAAGTTCAGGAAGAAATAGATGCTGTCTCTGACCATCTTTCATCCGGCAGACCAAATAATTTCGAAGAATATCAAAGACTTGTCGGAAAAATCGAAGGTTTGTCTATTGCCACAGAATTGCTGCAGGAAGCCGAAAAAAGATTTATTGAGGATTAGGGGTTTTCAATTAGTCAATAGTTGTGTATATTTAAAATAACGTTATTTCAGACGATTGAGTCTGCAAGGTTACTGTGAACCTAAATCACTGCAAAAAGGAACAGAGATGTACTCTGCAGAAAAAATAAAACTAGACGAAGATACTACTCGTAAACTACCTGAACCACAGGGTTATAAACTATTAATAGCAATACCAAAATTAGAAGAAAAAACTAGCGGTGGCGTTATTATTCCAGACAAACTAAAAGGAATGGAGCAAACAGCTTCTATTATAGGTTTGGTCATAGCAATGGGAAAAGCTGCGTACAAAGATGCAGACAAGTTTCCAGATGGCCCATACTGTAAAGAAGGTGATTTTGTTATATTCAGATCTTATTCTGGAACAAGATTTAAACTCAGAGGTGAAGAATTTAGATTAATCAACGATGACACAGTCGAGGCTGTAGTCGATGATCCTAGAGAATATACGAGGGTATAATGGAAAATACAGCAGAAAAAATAGAACAAGAAATTAATATGGAAGATGAGTCTGTAGAGATTGAAGTTGTAGATGATACACCTGAAGCAGACAGAGGCAAACCAAAAAGAGATGAAAATGTGCCTCCTCAGATACCAGAAGATGATGAAATTAAAAATTATTCTGGTGATGTGCAGAAAAGAATTAAGCAATTAAAATATGAGTACCACGAAGAGCGCAGGCAAAAAGAAGAAGCAAAGCGTTTAAGTGACGAGGCGGTGACCGCCACACAAAAGCTCATGGAAGAAAATAAAAAGCTAAGAAAAACCCTTGATGATGGTGAGGGAGTTTTAGTTGAGCAAGCTAAGGGCAGGGTAGAAGCTCAGTTAAATGAAGCAAAGAAAGAATATAAAGAGGCTTATGAAGCTGGAGATCCAGATAAGTTAATTGAAGCTCAAGAAAAATTAACTAGTATACAAAACGAAAAGTTTAGGGTTGATAATTACAAGCCCCCAGTAAGAGCAGAAGAGCCTGATGTGGCTCCTCCAACACAGGCCTCTGCTCAACCAAAGGTGCAGGCACCAACAGGTAGAGATAAAGAGTGGCTAGAAGCTAATAATGATTGGTTTCAAAAAGATGATTATGAAGATATGACTGGATATGCAATGGGCATACATCAGAAATTAGTAAAAGCTGGGTTAAATCCAAAGCTAGATACAGAAGAATATTATAGAAGAATTGATGAAGCTATGGGAAAAGCATTCCCAGAGCATTTCAGCAAAGACAAGCAGACCGTTGAGACAGAAGAGGTAGAAGCACCTCAACGACCTGTTGGTTCCGTGGTTGCCCCCGTTAATCGAAGTGCAAAAAAACCACGCAAAGTGCAGCTAACCTCCACCCAGATTGGACTCGCTAAACGTCTGGGAGTTACACCTGAACAATATGCAGCGCAACTATTGAAGGAGTCGATATAATGGCTAATCGAGATTCACGCACACTTGATACAAGAGAATCATCAGAACGTAAAGTAACTTGGAAACGAGCTAATGCTTTACCAGACCCCGATCCACAAGAGGGAGTAGAATTCCGATGGATACGCACATCAACACTTGGTCAGAATGATAATACTAATGTTTCATCTAAATTTCGTGAAGGTTGGGAGCCAGTAAGACTGGAAGATCACCCAGAACTTAAAGTTTTACCAGATGTAGACTCCAAATTTAAGGGTAATGTAGAGGTTGGGGGACTGTTACTTTGCAGGAACTCAAAGGAAAACATGGATGCTCGAAGGGAATATCATCGACAACAAACTGCTAGTCAAATGGCAGCCGTTGATAATAATTACATGAGAGAATCCGATCCACG